AGCTTTTGTTGCGGCATTCCCGCCATGCGACCACCTAGCAGTAAGCGGTGCCCGATGGTTTAAAGGTAAAGGGCTGCGCCGCCTGGAAACAAGTGTGGCTATGTTCGCCACGGCTGCGGAATTCTGCGAGTGGAGTGGTGCGCCCTACATGATTGAAAACCCGGTAAGCAACATTGCAAGCCATTGGCGCAAGAGCGACTACCGCTTTCACCCGCACTATTTCACGGGCTACAATGTGGATGACAACTACACCAAATTAACCTGTCTTTGGGCGGGAGGAGATTTTGTGATGCCAGATAAGTTTGTAGATGAAACTACGGGCGAACCAGATGACAGAATCCATAAATGTCCGCCGGGGCCAGATCGTCACAATATCCGCTCTGCCACACCACTTGGATTTGCAGAAGCAGTATTCCGGGCAAATAGAACAGCACTTCAGTCAATGGAGTTATAAAAATGATGCCAACCATAAAAACACTAAAAGAAGCCTATAGAGCTGCGAACGATAAAAATCAATATCTCGGCTTAAACAAAAAAGAAGTGGCGAAACAAAAGGATAGAGTTAAAATAATTAGGGCTTTATTGGAGCAGGCGTTAATTCGCAAGATGGAAAGCGCATGAATTTATCGATGCACCGACCAATCCGCAGATGGGAAATGGCTCGAGAGTTTGAGGGCACCGTTAGAGGCTGCGGCATGGCAGATGATTCCAAAATAATGCCATGTAATGATTGTGATAAGCGGGCTTGGTGTGCTGCAAAACAGGCGGCTTGTGAGGCTTATAGAGCGTATACTTGGAAGCATTACGCCAAGGCTAAAGATTTGGCGGTCATACCAAGAATACCAAGTAAGGAGATATTTAATCGAATCTACGGAAGTGAATGATGTATGGAAAAGCAAGGGCCGAGAAAACTAAAATCAATACAGATTTCTATACCGAGCAAGAAAAATTCGACGCATTCGCAAGATGGGCTGAAGGCTTGGAAGCCTTTTGTTTCACAGACGGATTACAAGCCACTGATTCTGGGGATGCCTCACTACCTAGGAGTGGCGGTAGACGAAAGAATCAAGCTAATAATGAAAGCGGCTAAGGGTGACGGATAAGCGCCCCCGCCAATATGCCGCAGAGATTGTTAAGTTAAAAAGCAGGGCAGAGCGTAAGCAGGCGCTAGAAAACGTGCCAGAACACTTGCGCGATTGGGTTAAACGGATAGTTGAGATTAGTTATGGAATTAGAGCAAACAAGGCTGGATATGGAAAAAAAGGCTGAAGAATATTCTGTTGCTGATGCTGAAAAAACCTATCTCGAAGAATATAAAAAATGCCTCAAGGCTGAATTGATGAAAGAGGCCGAATCTAACGGAGTTACAGCGGCTAATGCTCAAGAAAGAGAAGCCTATGCTCACCCAAAATATATAAGTCTAATTGAACGACTGAGGAAGGTTCAGGAGAAATCAACACTGTATCGGCTTCAGTTCAAAATGAAGGAATGGGAGATCGAGGTGTGGCGAACTAAAACTTCTATGCGTAAAGCGGAAATGAATCTTCGATGAAAAAGAAAACCCTGCCAAAACTCATTGATTCAGCAGCCATTAAACTACAAAAATTGGTAAGACTGAAGGCTGCTAATGAAAACGGCCTTGTTCAATGTGTTACTTGTGACAAGTGGGCGCATTGGAAGGATATGCAAGGCGGCCACTTTATCGCTAGAGGGTCGAAAAAGTGGAAGTTAATAGAAGAAAACGTCCACCCACAATGCCCAGGTTGTAATGGCTTTGGCATGAAGTATGGAAACGCAGAGGCTGTTTATACTGCTTACATGATTGATATGTACGGACGGAATTTCGTGGATGAAATGTTAAGAACAAAAAGCGAAGTGAAGAAATACAGTAGGTCAGAGGTTGAAAGTATTGACGCTGACTTTTCTGCCCAAATCAAACACCATGAAAAGAGGGTTATATGACTCTATTAGACTTCTGTAGGACAGAACAGCAAAGGGCTGTTATAGAAAAGCACCTTAAGGGGAAGTCTAGCCACAAAGGTGGGGCAGAGCTAGGCATTGATCCTGCCAATTTCAGGAAAATTGTACGCAGAATAAAAAGGATTGCAGAGGATCGAGGCTTTGACCCCGAAAACAATCGCAATCATGTAATGCCGCCAAGCCAAGTAGTGAGTGGATATAGTGATTTAGTGAAATATCCAGACGATGACCCATTAGGCCGGATAATAGGGTGGGTGAAATCAAACAGAAAGATTGTTGATCAGCTAAAAGATGCTGAAATTGTTGTCGAGGCAATGTCGGCAGAAATCCCTCGATTAAAGCCATCGGTATACAAGGGCAACCCAAAGAAAAAGCACCACTTTTCGGTCATTCCGGTCGGTGATCCACATATAGGGCTAAGAACATGGAGCAAAGAAGTTGGCATTGATTGGGACGTGCCCATTGCTTTAAGGGTGTATGAAAAAGTGTTTAGCCGACTACTAAAGAGAACGCCTGACACTGATGTTTGCGTGCTATTTAATTCAGGCGATTTTTTCCATGCTGACAATATTGCTGGGGAGACATCGAAAAGCGGTCATAAGTTAGAACTAGATGGTCGCCCTGGGTATTGGCTGGATGCTGGCGTTAGGGTGATAACACAGCTCATTGACCTTTGTTTAATGAAATATAAAGAGGTTCACTTTGTTAATACTCCCGGTAATCACGACGATATTTTGGGGAGGGCTTTGGGCGCATTCTTGCCCAAACTGTACGAGAAAGAAAAGCGTTTTTCCTGTCAGGCGGGCGACAACAGTTATCAATATTTTGAGCGTGGCCAGGTTGGGCTGGGATTTTGTCATGGCCATAAGTGCAAGCTGGCTTCTCTACCGGGAAAGATGGCCGATGATCAGCATGAAATGTGGGGTAGGGTGAAGTATCGCCACTGGTTCACAGGACACGTTCATCATAATCAGTGGATTCAATTTAAAGAGCATCCCGGCTGTACGGTTGAAAGTGTGGGGATTATTCCTCCAAAGGATGCTTATTCTCACGGCGGTGCATTTGGATCTAAACGAGGCACCCAATTAATCATCATGGATGATCGAGGCTATCAGCCACCTGACAGATACATTGAATCGGTTCAACTTAGCGACTAGGGGAAAGATGAATGAGCGCACTAGACAAGCAGGTTGGGGGTGGTCACTACAAAGATCTAAAGATTCAACCTATCGAGTTTATCCACGCTAACAACCTTAGTTATATCGAGGGATGTGTTATCAAATATATTACTCGCTGGCGCAATAAAAACGGCGTTGAAGATTTAGAGAAAATCAAACATTACATTGATCTGCTAATAGACCTAGAAGGTGATGACAATGAAAGACTGTCTACTGACTAAATTAGTTGATACCGCTTTATCTCATAGCGACCTAGACCATTATCTCTATGAAGCTCTACAGGCTGCAAATGACACCATGCCGAATATAACGCGAGATTATATCGCTGGGCTTTTCGTGAGAATGGAGGCTGATTTGGAAAAGCTCAAAGAGCCACTTACCGAGGAGCAGTTGCTTTTGCTACATCCGACTTTTTGCGAGAACTGTGAAGAATAATTCCTTATTGGTTTTATTTGGCAGGAAGCAAATGTTTTCGTGCCAAAGGTCAAGCGAAATTATGAAAACAGCCTATTGCAATCTATGAACCTTTAAACCTTTTTAAACAAGATCAGCAGGGTTGATGAATTCGCCCCGACCGGTTTTTATCTCATAGTGGACATGATTGGTCATTAAGTATTCATTGTATCTAGCAGCAATGTGTTGCACCAATCCAATAGAGTCACCAACCGCGATTTTTTCACCAATTAGAACTGTGGGCTCAACATAGAACAATCTGTGCTGGCGACCACATCTAGTGGTTATTTCGACATAGCGATAAGATAGATCGTCTGCATACGGATAACCAAGTTTTGAAACTTCACCGGCAACTGGTGACAATACAGAAGCACCAGCAGGGGCTTTAAAATCAATCCCGTTGTGCATTCTACTCCCTCGTTTTGCGCCAAACGCCCCAGACCCATATGAATCAATGCCGCGAGGTTCAAGAACAACAGTTTTACACTTTCTATCATTGGCACGTCTGGGAGGAATAATAACCTTAATCATTTATCAGCTTTTTTACTTAGGTTGTGGCCTATCTCATCCAGTTTTAAAAAGAGCCTAGTAATAGTTTTATCAAACTCTGTGCGGTTTATGTAATTGCCCGCTACTAAAACTTCGATGTGATTCACCCGCGTCACGATCTCTGTATCAGTTCTTTGTAAATCCTTGATGGCTTGCCAAATACAATTGAGAAGGAAGCCAATAACTGCTCCAAAAGCCCCAAGCAACCAGTTTATAATTTCCTGTTCCACTGTTATTCCTTAGTTCTTAGCTAATTATTTCTTATAGTTTAACAAAGCCCACTAGAAAAAACTTGCCCGAAATGGAATCCATACCGCGCGAAATCCATCAAGATTAGTCAAAGTAAGAAGTAATTTATTCCCGTTGCTAAACTCAAAATTGACATCATTTCCAGCCAAAATATAATTTTCAACAGCGCTCAATCCTGTCATATCATCGCGGGTAGCTGAACACATAACATTTTCAAACTCGATACCTGTTAGCTTGGCTCTGCGTTCTGCTTGTTTGATGATTTCTGATTCTGGTATTGCTTCTGTAGCAGGTGGTGAGAATGTGCCGTCACCATTGTCAATCCATCCGATACCAACACCGGGTTGGACATCAACCCAGCCTTCAGGTAATTCTTTAAATACCGCCGCATTAACCACAACGCCATCTTTAACTTGCAACCCAATCATTAGAAATACTCCCGAATAAACACAATCCCGTTACCACCAGTACCACCTGTGCCACCTTCTCGGCCTGATCCACCACCACCGTTAAGGCCATTCTCCTTGGTGGTTGTATGGGTCTGTCCAGCACCACCGCCACCAAACAGCGAACCGCCGCCAGCGCCTACCATCTGCTCACCAGACCCAGACCCTTCTGCGCCACCACCGCCACCATTGCCTTTAAGGTTTAAATCCCCACCAGAACCAATGCCCCCCGCTCCACCTTCCTCGACTTGAGCATTGCCAGCACCACCACCGACACCGCCTGTGGCAGAAAGGAAAGCCCCAAAAGAAGTGGTGCCACCAGTGCCACCGACCCCGCTCGAACCACCAGCACCACCAGCGCCAATAGTCACGGTTTCAGAAGCAGACAGCGCCGAAGCTAGAAGAATTTCGATAGCAGCGCCACCACCGCCGCCGCCACCAGCTACAGCGCTAATAGCAGCTCCACCGCCGCCACCGCCGCCACCAACAACCGTAACCTCAACAGCCAACAACCCTGCGGGCTTACTATATGACCCAGATGTGGTGAAAACGGCAAGGTCTGGGGCCGCAGCAACAACCGCAGCAGTGGTTAACTCAAACCAATCGTTGGCAAGGTCAAAAACGCAGTTACTGCGGCCTGTAATATCTCCGGCACCAGGGTTGGCGCCACCAGACAGCTTGATATTTTTGACACCAAGCCCAGCAACATTGACTGTCACTGCGCCGCCTGTGCAAGGATTGGCTGCTAAAAAATTAATTTCAAGCCCGTCAGTATAAGCAGTGGGCGATTGCTTTAGGCCAATAGTGGTTAATACATAAGCATCAGCAGCACCGCTATCTGTGTAAAAGGTGCCGTTTGCCACATATCCAGCTATAGCTTTTCCAAGCTGATTCAAATCACCAGAGGACAAAGTAAGCCCCAAATTCTCAATGACATTTTGAAGCTCGCTTGGTACTTCATTCCATTCTGTAGCGGTTAATGTGCTGCCCGTTATCTTGTCATTTAAATCTTGCATTTCAATTCCTCAAACCTGTTGGAAAATAATATCACAATTTGCCGGTTTTAATTTAGTAAACAGGCATTCAAGAATAGCTATCTCACCAGACCCAAAAGTAATTGGATAAACTAGCGGAAATCTGTTTGCCGATTGATTTGTAAATCTAACAATTATCGTAAATCTAGCTTCTTTCAATGTAGAAAACATGATAACAGGGAACACCAGCGGGTACGCTATTTCTCGAATGCCTGAATTGATCGTTACCGTGATGCCAAACGTTAACGCAAGAGCCACAAAATCATCACTTGTCTGCACACCAAGAGCTGCAAGTTTCACTAGTATATCTCTACGTCTTTCGATGATTGTTCCTGTAGCTTTGAAGCAGCTATCAGGAATGCCCAAAGCAGACTCCCATTCTTCGATAAATTTAACTGTCTGATCGGGAATAATCTCGTCATTATAAGATTTTAAATAACCATTAGCGCGAAATAACTCCCCAGCCATGCCAGTTAATAGCTTGCGGAAATTGCTATCATGTATGGATTTAGAAGCAAACAATATTCCACCTGGCATATAGTCAGCGAGACTATCGGTGTACTGCTCTAAATCCCTGCGCTTAAATAGCATAAGTAATAGTTCCCAGTGTGCCAATTTCCCCTGACGCTATTGTAATATCTGTTGTTGGCGTTGATAGGGTAAAGGTAAGCACAACATCTCCCGTTATAGTATCAACTGTATTAAATATCGCTGATCGATAAGCATCCTTATCAATATTAACGCCAACTGTTGTGCTTTCATTAAAGAACTGCCGCAAATTTGCATCAATCGCAGATCGCATTGTGTTGGTGTTTGGTGTTAAAGCCGTGAAGGTGAAAGGGACCATAACAGCAGTTGGAGCATTAACAAATAAATCTAATGTGTCAGTATTAGCCGGAAGGATCGCTTCAATTTCTCCGCGAACCTTCGCAACTTCAGCGCCGGTTGGAATAGGATTAGTATCTCCATCCCTCATAAAATAAACCGTTACCTGTCCAACAGCGGGTGTTATAGCCTCAACAAAAACCCTAGTAACACCGGTAATTTCTTTAGCCGCCTCCGTAATGGCTTCAGTATTGAATTGGGAAACAGGGTTTTGAATCCGATTTAACATTCTTGTGCGCAAACTAGCATCAGTCTCTTGATCTAAGCCACCGGAAACCTGCCCAAAATCAACAACCATTATGTTATCAACACCAACAATGGGGCTTTGTAATGTAAGGCTTACGCCAGCATTAAGATTGAAATCATCACCAAAATTATCGGCTTGGACAGGCACGCTTACAAAAGTAACTGCGGCCAGAATAGTTCCTGTAGCTGGCGTTGCAGGAGAGCCTGCAACCTGATATTCAAATGTATCAAGCCCGCTCACTGTAATATTTGCGGTTATATTGTATTCTGCCTGATCCGCGCCAGATATGGTCACAGAAACATTGTTTGCTAAACCATGATCAGAGGCCGTTGTAACCGTAGCCGTTTGCCCGCTTCTAATAATCCCTGAAACGCTCAACGACTGCGCTGAAATAGTGGTTGCTGCGATAGTGGTATAATTTCCCAAGCTGCCAGCGAGAATCGTTGAAATGGGGATAACAGTTGTCGCTGTTCCCGTTGCCACAATATTTCCGCTTGCTTTAGTTGCCGCATTTTTCTGCTTGCCCCAAATCGCAGCCCATCGAGCCAACTCTGATCCAGTGGCGGTATCAGGGAAACTCTGCTTAATAGCCTCTTTTAATTGCAAATAGAAATCAAATACCCGGTTTGATGTTGAGGTGACAATAGCACCAAGCCAACTGTTTTTTAAAAAAGGATTTGATGTGGCAAGCTCACGCTGAACGTCTGCCTTTGATCTAGCATCTATTTCAATTGCTGTTTCTGGTAGCTGAATAGACATTATCTAATTCCTGTATTATTCCACAACTCAAAGAATCGCCGCTCTACTTTGTCACCGCTTCGCTCAATAGTCAGATTAAGAAGCACTTTGCCAGAATTAAGAACAGCAGATACATCAACTATGGCAACCGCTATCTTATCCTCTACCATCCATTCTAAAGACTTTAAAGCCTCATCTTCAATACGAGAAAGGATAGTCCGAGTCACTCTGGCTTGGCTATATTGCCACAGCTTTGATCCATTCTCGAAATCAACCCCTTCATTACCTATCCAGCCGCGTCTATATCTAGCATCTGAAACTTCAAAACTTGAGGCTCTACGCTCACCAAATAAACTATAAAGAATGGCGGTATCAAAGAAATCATCAGTATCAATATCACCATTAGCAGAAATGCCAATATCAAAGAGGCCGGTGGTAACGTTAACCGTTAAAACTGCGTCTGTATTGCCCGCCATCATAACACCCCGTTTATATTAACTTGTGAGTCACCATCAGAATCATTAGCTTGTGAATGCTGGTGCGTATCATCAATGACCTTTCCGTTAGCCTTTACAATGCCAGTGAATTCCGTTTCCGGTGCAACAATGTTAATTTTTAAGTCAGACTGTATCAACATCTCACCACTGGCTTGAAGTTTAATAATTAAGTTTGGTAGCAATGGGTGATAAAAAGCAACCTCGCCTTCTTCAAGCGTTGGCCTATGTTGTGGAGCAAACCCAATAGTGGCCCTGTTTTCAGGATTGCCACCAACCGCAAACATCAGGCCCAAAGAATCAGCGGGAACATTACCATGCATCCCATACGGAAAAACCATTAGTGAATCTGCAACTTTGCCCATATATTCAACTTGCTGAACAGGAAATTGCTCTGCATCAGTGCCAGCTTTGGTAATTCTTGCCCATCTGATCAACTTTCTTAACATTACAAATTCTCTAATGTCTTGGCCAAACTTATCGGCCTAATAAATTTTGTCGCAACTTGGCTTGTTTCTGGCTTTTCTTCATCTGGCAAAGATATTTTATAAGCTGATTCATCAACAAACCCTAATTTTGTCTTTTTTCCTTCTTCAGCATTAAATAAAAAAGCTATTGAATTGCACAGCATTGGTTCAGATTTACCCAAATAATCATCAACAATCTGATATAAATTATTCACTTCCCACAAATCGCCGGTATCGAATCCAACCTTGAAGCCTGGAACAGTGGCAGAGTAAACCAAACCCCGCGCCCGGCGTATATCAGCTTCCCATCTGGCCCGCTTCTCATCAAGTGTTGATGATGATGAGGTTTCAGACACCAATATCATCTGGCGACCTTCACGAATACTTGAATCAAGTGCCCCTCCCACCTGATTTACCAATGACGCGAGATCAATATCACCGGCAAAAATCAGAGGGAGAGGGCTTAACTGAGAAGTAAGTTTATAAACATTAAACCTGCCTGTTGTATCGAATCTGAAATTTGACTCAATCACGTTGTTGTCATCAGCGCCTATAATATGCTGGACTGCACCGAGAGCTTTCGTTGCGGTATTGGTATCGATTACCACATTACCATCAGCATCGGAAGTGAGTAGAACTTGGCGCTTTCTGGAATACTTCTCTATGAAAGAAAAAGCGTTATCCCCCGGCTCCGGGCTTGCCAAATCTTCAGCAGGATCAAAAGCGGCAGGATTAACCCGATCAATCACCTTTAAATTAGAACCAATATTCTTAATTACTGCATCAATGATTGATTTAAGCGTTAAATTATCAGCGCGAAGATCATCTATATTTGAAATAGTGCTATCTAGTAAGTCCGCGGTGTTATCTCTACCAGAAACCAAGATGCTATGGCTGTCACCGCTGTAGCTGACCTCTATTACTTCGATATGGCCGGTTAAGACAACGACACCATCAACTAGCACTCTGCATGAGTCACCGCCCTTAAACGGCATTTCTGAGCCTTCTGGAAGTGCTGCGTTAAAACTAAAGGTATTAGAAAGCGCGTCAAGCCTTATCTCACAAGATGCAGAGATAAAGTTGTCATATTCAATACCTTTAACTTCCAATCTCATGCGGTCAAAATCTCCACATCACCAGAAATAAACGAAACATCAGCTTCATTATTCAAAATGCCTAGCGTTTCACCCCTACTGGAATCGCCGTAATACTGAAAGCTCAATAGCCTAGTGCTAGTGGTTGGGGTGAATATGGTTATTACTTGGCTGGCTGTTAGTCGCTGTTTATCAAAGAAGCCCTGCACGACTGTTCTCAAATCTGTGAGAGCATCTTTTACATCTTGCCCAGCATCAGAATTCATAACAGACTGATATTGATCATCCAGATCATTTGCAACTGTATCAATTTCGTCCACTGTATCAAATTCAGTCTGTGCTGAATTTGTATACGCATATCCTAAAGCCTGAGAATTTATAGCGCTATTCAACACAGCATTATTATCAGCCCGTTCTATTTTTCCGGCTGTGTTTTGTGTGATTGAATTATCATCATCACCAAAACCAAACAGCTTTTCCATTGTTTTTGCTGTGCTTTCAGTTGATCCGGTCGCTCCATCAATAACATCAAACAAAGAACCAATTTCATCAGCTAGATTTTGAGGAGCAACAATCAATGAGTTTATATTTGCTGATAAATCACCAATAGCCTCATTGATCAAATCAATATCAGAAGCAGCATCGCCAATAAAAGAAGTTGAATCAGTAAACGCTGTCACCATATCAGTGATTTTATCAATACCAGCCTGAAAATTATCTTTGTACTTGTTTGAAATAATAAATCTGCCAACAATGTCAGCATTCACGGCAGAGATAACAGCCGCATTACCAGCAACTAATTGAGATAGAGAGGTATTGGTTTGCTGGGGAATTCCTCTGTTTAGGCTAACCTCAAATGATGCAGATATAACAGAACGGCCAAACTCGGTAAAATTCTCACTCAAAGAAAACGTGGTGCAAAACACATCATCTATACGGCCATAGATAGGATGCTCTAAAATACCCGTACCAATACTGCCAAGAGCGGATAGTAATGAATCTCTATAAGAGAAATAATCCTGTCCCTGAGTATCAGATACAATTATTTCAAGCTGATATGATCGAGGCAAAGCGCCCAAATCTTCAATAAAATTGGTATCTCGATTAGGGAAGCTGTGGACAGCGTGCTTCCTACCGCCAGAAAGAGAGGCAGAATCAATGCGAATTTTTACCCCTTTATAGCGACCATCAATAACCTTTGCTTCATCAGTCATTATGCAGCCACCATATTAACGCCCATATTAAGGTTAGAAGATTTACCCGTCATCGATGTACTGTTGACTTTTGAACCTGGCGCAGCAGAAACGCTAATTTCTCCATTCAGAGAAGCAGAGCCATTGTTGACCGGTGCAACTGGTGCAGGCTTACTGAATAGATCAATTGCGCCGACTATCAATGAACCAAGAGGCCCAACAGCAAACATTAACAATACATCTTTGATGTTTAAGATTCTTGCCTTTAATTTATCAAAATAGGCGATGATAAACCCAATTGATGCGACCACAGCAGTAGCAACAAGGGCAGGTACGGCACCTATCACGCCGATAGCAGCAACCAAACCGCCCATCAATAACAATATTGGGCCAAGAGCGATAGCAATACCGGCAAATAATAGAATAGCTTTTCTGCTTCCCGGCTCTAACGCAGAAAGCGATTCAGCCACTGAAGTTAATTTCAGATTTAACTCTGTGGCAATTGGAAGCAAATCTTTGCCAAAACTTTCTTTCAGCTTGATATTAGATTGCTCTGCGCGCCTTGCTACGCTGGCGTAATCATTCCAAGTTCTCGATACATCGCCAACTGATTTGGTGCTTTGCTTCACAGCAATTTCAAGAATGGCAATAGCTTTGGCTTGATTTAAATCAACTCCCTGTGATCGCTGGATGACTTTCAAGCGATCTTTAAATTGTTTGGTATCTTGCTTAATGACAATACCAAGAGATTTGGCGCTTTCAGTTTCACCCAAGATGGCTTTGGTTAACGCAAGCCCGGCAGCTTCTGCCCCGCCTTCAAAATTTTGGAAGGATGCAAGATCAGCGCCGAGCGAGTTTACTTGTTTGGATAGATCAAATGCAGAATCGCCAGCAAAACCAAAGCCCACCAGCAAATCACCGGTTGAACTCAACATTCGTTGTGCTGTGGAATCAGCCAGCCCAAAGGATGTAGCAAATTCCGCAGCGCCTTTACTTGCAGCGGGGCCAATTTCATCAAATACTTGGTTGAACTTGTTGGCGGTTTCCTCTGCATTTGAGGCCGCGTCTACCATTGATCCAGCCATAAGCGCAAGCGGAGCGCTCACGGCGGCAGTCATAACAGCACCAGCTTTGGCGGTCTTCTTGCCCAAGCTGGTCATGTTCATTTCAAGTTTTTTTATTTTATCATTCACCGAGGACAGCGAACGCTTCATGCTCTGGTTGGCGACGTTGATTTTTTTCGCGGCGGCAGAATACTTATCCTGCAAGGCGATTATGAAGCTGACTTTATTTGCCATTTCGTGATTTCTCCATTTCCAACCGCCTCAACTCTGCTATTTCAATAGCGCACTTTGAAATCTCGAAAAACTCACAGAGAGGCATCCTTGCTAACTCTGTGTAGCTTATACCGCCTTCATAGAAAGCGGCAACCTTGCAAATTTCTAGCCGGTGTTGTTCTACAGACCATCCATCAGGGATGGTGCGGTAAAATTTGCCAGATATTCCCCAAGCATCCTTTCAAAATCGGCAATATCCATTTTTTCCATAAGGGGTGTTGTCAATTTAACCTCACCGTCAACCAGGGCAACGTCTTTGAACAACGCTTGGGCATACAAGAAAACCTGACTCATATTGCCTTTCGATTGGTACAAAATAGCCATGACTTGAGGGCCGGTTATATCTTCAGCTTCTCCGGGTTCTGGCTTGACTGCATCATCAGAACCACCTCCCAGATCAGATATAGCCGACACAAAAGCCTGCTTGATCGGTGCTATCTTGTCGATCTGCTTAAAGGTTGGTGCAGAAAGAGTGATAAATGCAGCCTTCTGATTTTCCCCTTTAATAGCGTATTCAAACGGTGTTTTTAATTCCACAGTGATCTCACTCATTGCGTTTTACCTTTTACTGTGCTGGGTTACTATTAAATTCAATATCAATATTACCGTCTTGTGATGCGTTTGTTTCTGGGTCTTCAAGAATACATGCCTTTGTGAAAATCTTGGTGACCCCAGAACCATTAGGGCCAATCAATTCAACAACATTGTCATTTTCGCTAACCTTCCATGCGCGTTTGTACGATTCGTTTTCAGCAGTGGATGGCATAGAAAACTTAACCATGCCAAACTTTGTCGCTAAGTCTTTAGAAAATACCTGCTCAGTCTGACCGCCACCCACTACCGCGTTGCGAACCTTGAATTCACCAAAACCATCTTTCCAACTCAAAGAGTCTGCGGTATAGGCTATTTGTTGGTTATTAACCAAAATCGTAAAATCATTTAATTGGTTAGCCATAAGTCATACTCCTTAGTTGATGCTAAAGGCGACTTTGCTGGTAATAGCAAGCTCGCGTAGTTGGGTAACGATAGGATCGGTGCTTTGAATGGTTACTTTGCCGAGCGCCTTATCAATGGAGATAACAAGGTTGTCATTAAAGAAATTTAAAGCATCTTCGCCAGATTCAAACAGTACAAAGTTTGATCCGCTTAAATCTTGATAGAGGCGTTTTGAAAAAGACCGGATAACTAATTCATTAGCCATATCACGACCTTTAATCACATCACCCTCAGTCAATCGAGAC